AGCCCGAGGGGCGCGAGGATGTCGGCGACGACCCGCACGGCCTTCGGCCACGCGTCCAGCACCGGCATCAGCGGCCCTCGATCACATCGACGGCGCGGCCGAGCACACGCTCATCGTTCTGCCACTCCACCGCAGTGGCATGATCCGAGGTGTTGTACAGGTAGGCGGCGGCCCGATCAGACCAACGCCCCGTGCCGCGGGTGGTCGACGACACCCCGAAAGAGGACCTGTACTCGCCGGTGCGTACCGGCGCCACCGACTCGGCCCACGCTTTGCCGGCCTGGGCACGNCGGGCCAGCATCGCTGCCATCTGCCGGCTCTGCATCAGCCTCCCCACCCCGCGGTAGTTCGGCTCGTACCGGATCCGTGCAGCCATAACCCCCGCCTACCCTTCGACGTCGCGTAGGTCGATCTCGTAGTGATGCGGACCGGCCGGGGTGTGGAACAGCTTCGGGCGGCCCTCGATGGTGTACTCGCGGCCCTCGAAGACGATCCGGTCCGTGGCCCTCACATCAGCCGTGGGAGGCATGAACACGCGGGCAACCACGGTGACGGTGTCGGCGCCGACCTGCTGCTCGTCCGTGGACACCGGCTGCCAAAAACACCCCGACACCGGCGTCGACGACCCTGTCCCCTGCTGATTGCCCCACCCGTCCCGCTCGGGAGGGCGGACCACGGTGACCGTGTGCGGACCGAGCATCAGCGGACCACCTTCACCGTGGCGGCCTTGTTGCGATACCGGTCCAAGGTGGACCGCTCATACCGAGTCAGGTTCAACCCCAACTGATCACCGGTCGCCGGCACCGCATACGTCACCGAGTACGACCCCACCGTCTCCGACCGGAGATTGTTCGGATTCGCCAGGGCTCGGGTGGCCATCGCGCACACCACGGCCAGCACATCCCCCGGCACCTGCTCCCAGCCGTGGGAGTAGGTGACCCGGTAGGTGCCCGGATAACCGTCCTCGTCCCACCACGCCTCCGGCAGGTTGATGATCACCGCGCCATCACCGAGCCGGATCGTGTCGATCCCATCGAATGTCCAATCCGTGAGGGCAAAGTCCGGCAGGCCCTCGCCGCCGCCGACCGCCTCCACGCGGGTGACCTCGATGACCGGGCGCTGCGGCAACGTCAGTCGTCCACCGACCGCGCGCAGCACCACCACATCGTCATCGACCCGCTCGAAGGACTGCCCGGTGTAGGCGCGGATGATCGCAGAAGCGTCCTCCAGCAGCGCGTCGATGCGGGCTTCCTCGACTGGGGTGAAGGGCCGGCCGAGCCGGGCCTCCACATCAGCCGGCGATGCCAGAGCAGCCACGGACCCTCCTCCTCGCCAGGAGCTCGATCTCCTCCCGCCACACCTCCAGGTCGGCGGACGGGTCCAGCTCCGCTGCTCGGGCCTTCGCGCGGCGGGACGCGGCCCGCCACCGGCGCCCGTCCAGCAGCCGCCGCAGCGCCTCCTCCCAGGCGTCCAGATCGCCCCGGTCGGCGAAAATCCCCGCATCCCCAAGGGACTCCCGCAGACCGGGTGTGGGGTGTGCGATCACCGGGATGCCCGAGCACATCGCCTCCACCCCGACCCGGCCCCACGACTCGTGCGCACTCGGCATGAGCAGGACCCGGGTGCGCGCGTACACCTCGTCCCGCATCCGGTCCGGCCGCACATGCGGCAAGACCTCCACGTTCGGCACATCGTCCGGCCCGCGGGGCAGGATCTGCACCCCATAGCCGCCCCGCACCCCCAGAAACTGTCGGTGGGGAAACCGTTCGGCCAGGGCGTAGAACACCTCGGCGCCCTTGTCCGCGGACAGGTTCACCAGCGTGACGCACCGGCCGGGGGTGGTGGCGTAGTCGGCAGCGTGCACCGGTGGCCGCACGATGATCCACCGGCCGACCTGGCCGGCGAACTGGCGTGCGACGTACTGGGAGTTGAACACCGTCAACGCTGCCGGGTATTTGGCCATCATGGAGGCGGTGGGCGCCAGAGCGTTGTGGACCAGCCTCGCCACCGGCACGCCGTGGATGTCTCCCAGGATCGTCGCGCGTTTCGCCGCGTCCGCATGCGAGACGATCACATCCGCATCGTTCAGAAACCTGAACGGATCGGCTTTCCCGGTATGCGGCCACACCCGCACCCCATCCAGGGCGTAGGGGGCGCCACTGGTGCTGGTGAGCACCACGTCCGCCTCGTGGCCATGGCCGACCAGATAGCGCAGCATCTGATGGGTCATGACCCACGACCCGACACCCGAGAGCGGCGGGTAGGACGGCACCATCGCCAACACGTGGACCACCGCTCACACCCTCTCCCGGCCCCCGGGCAGCAGGGGCATCCTGCTGCCCGGGATCACCGCACCACCGAGAGTCAGGACGACCCTCCGCCGGTGGCGGACTGCAGCACCCCGAACGGGTACCGGGTCGCCGAGTCCGCGTTGAGCCGCGTGACCGGGTTGGCGGTGGCGAACGCCACCCGCATCACCACACGCAGCGCGACGGCGTCCTGCTGCATGAGGTTCAGGATCACCTTGCCGTCATCGTCGGAGATGACGCCCTCGGTGAACACCTTCCACGTGATGTCCTGGCGCAGTCCGATGAGGCACTTGGACCAGTCCCCCATGATCAGCTCGGCCTCGTTGGCGTCCCAGGCGCCGTTGTTCACCTCCGACAGGCCGAACCCATACAGGGTGGAGCCCATGCCGCCCTGCAGGTCCGGCTGGTAGATCGGGGCGCCGTCCTTGGACCGCAGCGCGTTCAACCGCCACCGGAACCCGGGACGGCAGATGAACCCGTTGATCGAGTAGCCGTCCTGGGCGAGCTTCTCGCCGACGTTGGCGACGTCGACAGCCAGGTCGCCCCCAGTGCCGACGGCCACCGTGTTCCCAGCGGCGACTGCGGCCTGGTAGATCGCCGNCGGCCACGTCGACGGCTTGTTCACCCCGAACAGGCAGGCCGCGTCCAGGACCGAGCCGATGGCCTCCACCATGCGGGGACGGACCTCGTCCCAGATCGGCACCTGCGCGTCGTCCAGGTAGGACTCGGGGATCGGCACGATCGCGGCGATCTCCTCGACCACCAGGTTGACGTTCTTCCAGTCCTGCTTGGTGGTCTTCTTCATCCCGGTGTCGCCGCCGCCCACGAAGTAGGCAAACGGCAGCACGTCCAGCGCCGGCATGCGCTGGGTCTTCGTGCTCATGGGGACCTGACGTGCCCGCTGCAGGATCGCCGACTGCGTCGGCATCTCCTGAATGATCTGCGCGGACACCGGGGTNGGGACAAGCGGGTCGTCGGTGGGATCCCGCGAAATGATCTGGTCGTAGTCCGCCACTGGGCCTTACTCCTTTCAGACGCACGGCAGCACCGGGCCCAGTGGCTCGATAGGGACCGGTGCTGCGATCAGAGGGCTACAAGCGCCCGGCCAGGCGACGGATCCACGTGTCCGGGTCCTCCCGGGCGGTGGCGTCCTCGACGGGCTGTCCACCCGGCGTCAGTGACTCCACCGGCCGGGTCGGCTCCGGACGCTGCGCCGGCGCAGGAGCGGGCGTGGGCGCGGGCTGCTGGGCGGCGGCGAGTCGTTCGGCTAGGAGCTTGGCTCGGGCCTCGATCTCCTCGTCGGTGCCATCCCCCAGCAGGTCGATCAGGTCCGGGGGGATGTTGTGCATCGCCGCGGCCATCAGCCGGGCGTTCGCCACCCGCGCCGCCCTCAGCTCGGCCTGGTAGCGTTCCGCCGCCTCCTGGGCCTTCTGAAGTTCGGTCTTCTCTCGGTCTTCGTAGGCCTGCAGCCGCTTACGCAGCTCAGCCAGTTCTCTCTCCGCCGCCCTGCGGGCCTGCCGTTCGGTGTGCAAGGCGCGCTTCCCTGCCTCCCCGAGCCGGTCCTCGCCCTGCTGCCTGTCGCCGTCGCCTCGGCCATCGCCGCCGTCTTGAGCGGGCTGCGTGACCTGAGCAGACTGCGCAGGCTGCGTGGATTGGGCGGGCTGCTGGGTGGAGTGCTGCTGAGCAGCAGCGGGACCACCGGCGGGTTGAGATGCGGGCTGAGCAGCAGCCTGAGCGGAATCACCGGGCGTCGCACCCGCGACCGCATCGGCCAGCAGCTGCTGAGCATGGAGATCGTCCCCGGTCGCCGGGGCCGCCTCCGGGGGAGTGCTGGTCGTATTCGACGGCGTGGACATCGCGTCCTGCGTCATCTGAATTCCTCCGAAAAGCAGGCAGCCCGCATCGCGCGGGCATGCCAGAGACCCGGTGCCGCGGGATTACGGCCCGGGAAGCTCGCGTGTGGTGGGGTGCGGTCGGCTAGCTCTTCAGGGAGCCGTCCGCACGCCAGGTGTCGGGGATCAGCTCGGTCAGCCTGAGCTCACGAGCACGGCGCATGATGAACCTGCGCACCTTCGCACGCTCGGCCTCACCACCGGCGACCCGGCCGACCGCGCGGACCGCGTTCTCCAAGTCCTCGCGGGTGGCGATAGGAAACCTGCCGGGGCGGCTTTGACCCGGCGCCGGCATTGCCTTCCCCTCTTCCACGAGACGGCGCAGCACCTCAGCCCTGTAGCCCGCCACCGGAAAACACCTCCTCAGAGGCCTCATCGATCTGGGACGGCGCGTACCGATCCCACCAGCTCTGGATCGCTCGTTCGGTCCATGCAGGACGGTGGTCCGCACGCGCGCGCTTGATGGCTTCTTCGACAGGGGTGGCAAGCACCACGACCCGTGCACCCAGTCGCCGCGCAACNGCGGCCCGATCCTGCGGATCAGGAAGGCTACGAATGATGAACGCACGGCCCGGTGCTTCAGCCGCCATCCGCTCAAGCTCAGGGCGAATCACCTTGGCCATCGCCCGAACCTGCGGCGGATGGTCGTAGCGAGAGCGGGAACCGAGCTGCCTGCAGATCTCATCGAAGTCGATCACCAGGTCACCCGGGCGAGCATGCTTGCGTACCCAGGTGGTCTTGCCGGCGGCCGGTGGCCCGCACACCAACACCACCTCACCCCGCAGGCCCTCAGCTTGCCGAGCGGTCCTCGCGGTTCTCCCAGTAGCGCCGCCACGCATTGACCGCGTCCTTTCCCGACCGGCCCGCCGTCACCTCAAGCCACTGGTCATACAGCGCCTCAGCCCGCGCCAGTCGAGGATCATCGGCGTCAAAGACCGGCACGGCCTGGCAGGAACACCAGTTGTGCCACCGGAACGGGCTCACCCCTTCAAACCGGCTCGCCTGGGCACGGCCCGCCGTCTGCGCGCTCTTGTAGACGGCGCCGCGGGAGATGAGCATGGCGCACCAAGAGCACGGATCACCGTCGCTGACCCGCATCCACCCGATCGCCTCACGATCAGACTCGGTGGTGTCACGAATGACCTGCCGGGCGGCCTCCTGCACCAGCATCTGCGCGGCCCCCGGCATCGTCACCGCCATCGAATCCCGCGCCTGCTCCTCGGTGCGTCCCGCTTCCAAGGCTCGCCGGTACACCGCCAGCCCGGTCGCATGCAGGGTGGCCTCCAGGCGCTCATCGGGCACCTCGTCCGGCTCGGCCACCTCAANCCGGGCACGTCCACGCCGCCGCCCAGCGGCATCGGTGGCCGCAGCCAGGTCGGGGGCGCGGTCCAGGTCCCGCTGCAGCTCCCGTTCGATCCGCTCCTGCAGCCGAAGGACCTCCCGCCTCTCCTCCTCGGCGAGCCGCCGGATNTGAGTCGCGTCATCACCCAGCCCGGCCAGCTCGGCCAGCTCATCCAAACCGGGCATGCCCGGCAGCAACCGCGGCTCCCTCAACCGGCCCGGCCGCGGCGCCAGCGACAACCCACGAACCTGCAGGTAGTAGCGTCCCGCCAGCCGACCCGCCAACTGGCGTCGCTCCCGGATCATCGCCGCGGCTGCCCGCCGCACCGCACGCCACGACCCGTCCACATCACCAGGGCGGAACACCGTCCGCAAAAGCTCCACCAGGTCCCGCACCAGCCCCACGGACAGCAGCCGCTGCTGGGCGATGTAAGCGGTGGTCAACGCAGCCAGCGTCGCCTGACCGCCCCGAGGCGTGGGCTCAGGCGGTGTCGTCACCGGTCACCCCGGCCAGCTCCGCCGGCTCCTCCTGCTCGGCGGGAACGGTGTCGACGGCGGGCANGCCGTTCATCTGCCGCTCCACCATCGCGTTCAACTGCGCCATCGGGTCCGCCTGAGCCGCAGCGGCCAGCCAGCGCTTCACATCCTGCTGCGTCACCCCGGGGATCCGCTCCCACAACACCTGCGGCGGCACCTGCAGCATCTGCACCAGCTTGCCCAAGGCGTCCACCGTCTGCGCCAGCGAACGGGACTGGGTATCACGCCACACCACCTGCGCGGCGGTGTCCAGCCACCCGTCTCGATCCCCGGCTGCCAGAGACGCCAGCCGCAGCATCTGCTCGTGCGACTCTCCAAAAACAGACTGCTTCTCCGCCACCTTGGAGTTCAGCCCGTCACGAGCAGAGTTCAAAGCATCCGCGGACAGGTTCGTCATCTGNCCGAGCAGGTGATGCGGAGGGGTCTGCGACACCGTCGCGATATGCCGGATCGTCTCCTCGGCACTCCTGAGATACCCGGACAGGTCGGTCTGCTCGAACTCNCCAAATCGGGTATCCGGGTCCTCCGCCACCCACAGCCGGTCCACAGCCGCAGCAAACGGCGCCTTAGGACGGCCCTCCTCGCCCTCGATGACCATCCCGGACACGTACCGCTGCCGGAANGCCGCGAACTGTTCGGCCATCATCCGGCCAAACGTTGTGCTGTTCAGCTGGTCCTGCATATCAAAGAGCGGCTCGACCTCGCCGATGACTTCCTCATCGCCGTCCAGGTCATCACCGTTCAGATAGCGGACCACCGGGCATACACCCAGATTGTGCTCGGCAACCCACTCCGGCCCCGCCGGCTGCAGAAGGCCCTTGTCGTCCTCGTCCGTCACCAGCGAGTAGCGGGCCTCATCGTCATACAGCCGCACAACCTTCCGGCACTTACCGTTCGGAAGGTTCTCCTTCTTCACCTCGACCGCGTAAATCGGCCACTCGTCCTCAACCGGATCCTCGTAGTAGGCCGTCATCCGCCGAGGTGACTTCGGAGTGATCACCGGCATCGGCCGACCATCCAGCCGTCCCGGCAGCACCACCGCGTAGGCAACCCCGTACTTCAGCACCGCCCGGTGCAGCCCGTGCTGGCGGGCATCCATCCGGTTCGCCTGCCAGTACTCCCACGCTNTGGCGTTCTGAGACGCCTTCTCCGGCCGGTACCCCTCCACGAACAAGGCCTGGGCGACCACGGTGACCACCAACGGCAGGACGTTCACCTTCGCCCGCTTGATCAGCCACCGGTATTCCTGCTGGGCGCCCCGCGGCACATACACGCTGTCCTGCCTGCCGCGCATGTACGCGGCAATCTTGTTCAGACGGCGTTGCTCACCTTCCCGGATCTCCAGCAGCCGCTTCGCGGTATCGACCGCCTGCTCCACAGAGAGCGCCACAGCACCCCCTCACAAGCGCCGAAACCAAACATCAAGACAGGGAAGGTGATCAGGAGAATCCGTACACCCGGCCGCTGCGTTTCCTCCTCGCAGAGGAACGCCCCGTCCAGCTAGGTGACGACAACACCAGCCGACGCACCATCCGCGCACCGATCGCCGCCACAATCGCGTCGATCTTCTTCGCAGACTCCCGGTGCTCCTTCCCGATCGCCACACCCCACTTGTTAGGCCGACGCCGGGCATTCACCGCATGCTGCCGAAGAATCCGATTCCCGTCATGTGTCAGGGTCCTCGTGCTGACGATGTCGCTGTAGCAGCGTTCAGTAGCCTCAGTGAATTCCTGCTGCCGGGCCGGGGAACCCATGTCCCACATCACCGCGTGCTGCCGGCCTTTTGTGCTCGTCGCCTTGACCAGCAGCCGATCCCCATACAGGTTCGCCCACCTGTCAATGTGAGCATCCCAGTACCGCTCCCCCGACTCATCGTGGCCGCCACCAGGGTCGGCGAAAAACCCGACCACATCCCAGGTGTCGAACATCCGCTCAACAGCGGCGTCCACCTCATGCCGGGGAACCGACCAGGGAAGCTTCGGGTCCAGCCCAATCGGCCGCTGCCAGCAGCCGATGAGGAACACGTGCCCATCCGACACACACGACCCCACCAGCACCGTCGCGTCGTCACTCTTGGACCCGTCGAAGAACACGCAGATGCTCTCGCCGTCCTCCAGCAGCCGGTCCTTACGCTCCAACGCGTCCCACTGCTGAGGAGTGATCCACGCGTCCTCAGCCGCGACGATCTGGTTGTACCAAAACCGCCTCGACCGGGACGGGGGGTTCCTCGTGTCCAGGATCGACTTGACGATCCGGGGAACACTCAGCCACGTCGAGTCCCCACGGACCATCTCAATCACCTTCGGCGCCGCCTCCGCCGTCAAAGGCGCCTCAGGTGGAGCCTCCAGCGAGTCGTACAGCATCCCGGTGTCGACTGCCCGGCCCGCCAGCACCTCCTCATAGGCGTCCCGGGCACGCTCGGCCACCGAATCCTCACCAGGCTCAAAAGCGTTCGTGATCGAGATCGCGCGGGCCGACCCGTCCGTGGACTTGTCCGCGTTCCGGCTGATGACCGCTTCCATCTCATGGCCCTCGTTGTTAGAGAGCCAGTGATGCGTCTCATTCCGCACCACGAACGTGGCACGAGCACCCTCAAGCGCACGCGGCGACGACGTCACCGCCTCAATACGCTGCCGCCCCCGGTTGGCGTAAATGATCTCCTTGCCGAGATCGATGTGGTGCTCCTCGATCGTCGACTTCTTGAACAGACCAGGGAACAACGTCATCGTGTTACGCGTCTGGTCCTTCGACACCGCCGCGATCTGCACCCACGCCTCAGGATGCGGCCGGCCCACCGGCTGGTAAGGATCGACCCAGTCCGGAACGTCGAACTTGGCGTACTCCCCCGACGGGCGGCACGGGCCGATGAACTCCACCGCACACCACGTCGCCGCCAGCGGATCCTTCCCCCAGCCCTTCAGACGCTGGATCACACCGTCGCGGTAAATGAATTCACCGTTCTCATCGACGGCGTACCACCACAACGTCAACCGCGCCTGCTCAAGCGTGTACCGCCAGTCATCGCCGTTGCTGTGCTGCAGGTTCTCACTGGTCCACGCCAGGATGTGCCAGCCCAACGACCACTTCGGCAGCAGCCAGCGCCCCTGCTCATCCCGCTGCCAAGTGGGGCCGATCCGCACCGGCTCCAACGCGGAAAGATCAACCGCAGCAGAGTCAGCCGCCGAGAGCGTTTCGGTAGTCATTGAGCGCCGTCACCCCAGCCGGCTGCCTGTTCCCACCGTCCCCAGCACAGGCCCGTTC